TTTAGGTTGTGATTTACCACACTATAGAAAACATTTTGAAGGAGATTATCATGTTCAATCTTTTTTTCATTATGTAGATAAAAATGATAATAAATCAAATAATGTTTTTGAAAATAAACCTTATCATTTAGCACCAAGTTTAAATTTTACTGAACACAATTATTATGGAAAAAAGACATAACATAGACGATTTTTTAGGAGTATTTGATGGATATTTAGATCACAAAGTATGTGATGATTTAATTCAAATTTTTGAAAGTGAACATTATCAAAGACAAAAATATAATAGAATTAAAGGTGAAGGTACGAGACCGAGTTTTAAAAAAGACGAAGCTATTGGTCTTTGTAGAGATACTCATACTGAAGCTTCTTTAAAAGTTTCAGAGAAGTTACATGATGCTTTAAGAGAAACTTTACATATATACATGAATGAAACATCTATACTTGATTTTGTTGGCATACCTAGAGAAGATTTAACTTTCTGTGGTTTTAAAATACAAAAAACACAACCAAGTGGTGGTTACCATGTATGGCATGTAGAACAAGGATATAAAGGTAATCAAAATAGAGTTTTTGTTTACACTGTATATTTAAATGAAATTAATCTTGGTGGTGAAACAGAATTCCTTATACAAAAAAGAAGAATATCAGCTGTGAAAGGTAGAATATGTTTTTTCCCTGCACATTTTCCTTATGTACATAGAGGCAATCCACCATTAAAAGATAACAAATATATAGCAACTTCTTGGATAATTAATAATCAACCTCCTTCTTAAAGAAGATTTAATTTTGCTTGATAAGATGCTATACTATCAGCATGCCATTAAATACTATAAATATTAGACCTGGCTTTAACAAACAAATTACAGATACTGCGGCTGAAGGCCAATATGTTGATGGGGATTTTGTCCGTTTTAGATCAGGATTACCTGAAAAAGTTGGAGGTTGGTCAAAAATAACCAACGATACATTGTGTGGTGTTGCAAGGTCTCAACATCAATGGACAGATTTAGATGGCAGAATTTATTCAGTAATAGGAACAAATAAGTGTTTAATATTATATTATGAAAACGCTTTCTATGACATTACACCTTTAGAGACAGTTCAATCAGGTGGTACTTTTACCACTAACTCAACAGCAACAGTTACTGTAAATTTATCAGGACATAATTTAAATGAAGGAGATCTTTTTACCTTTACATCGGTAACAGCCCCACCAGGTTCAGGATACACTGTAGCAGATTTTACAACAAATACTTTTGAAGTCACATCAAGATTAAACGCAAATCAGTTTACAATAACTATGTCTTCCGCAGCATCAAACTCAGCAACTGGCGGAGTTTGTAGTGT